GATGCTATTGTTGTAAAACTGAGTAGCGGATCTGATGAATTTAATAAGACTGTATTTTCGGATACACCTTTTTATACTGGACGAATACTCATGTGTGGAGACGTAATTAACTATTCTGGTGTAGATGATGCTGTCGAACATAATTTTGATAGTGGTGTACAAAAAACAATATCAAGTTTACGTGTTCAATTCTATTATAGTAGTAATAATCGTCTCATACCGTACGATTTTAGAAACGCGAATCATATATTAAAACTTGCTGTAACATGTTCTACAGATAAAATGGAAAATATACCTAGATCTAAACGAGGGGAAAGTTTACCTACACCTATGGAAATCCCCTACGATTTTAGTGAGGATGTACATAACTGGGATGCTTTTATACCTATATTTATGGTAGTCGCAGCAGGTTTATTTTTACTTTTAATTATAAAAAAACCTAAACGACCTGAACTTACTTAGTAACAGCGAACACTGGTTGTGCTGGCTTGTTAACCTTGGAAGACACTCTGGAAGTGATCATAAACACAAAGATGGACAAGAGAGTGGTAAACAAAGCGGTAAGTGTGTAGTTCATACCACCGTTCTTGTTAACCTTGATCACTTGGTTAACCAACCACCTGACCAAGTCAACCCAAGAAAGGGCGGCGGCGAAGGAAAACCCCGCAACGATAGCGTTGAGAGATTGCGACTCGAGTTCCGAGGCGACGAGCGTGATAGTTTCTTTGGCAGCAGACATTTTTTATACTATAAATGTAGATTTTATTCTGGGAGGAAATTTTCCTCGAATAAAATTTTCTTATATTTTTTCGTATTTTTAAAGTACCCTTTCATATTTTTAATAGGTTTTTCCTTAGAAGAAGAATACCCTGAGGATTCAGATTCGGTTTCAGATTCGGTTTCTGTTTCGGAATCAGAGTCTTTATCTGAACTATCATCACAGTTTGATATTTTGAAATATCCAATACCCTTGTCAAACCCTTCTAAATCAGATGTCTCCATTACTATCTATAGCATTTTTTAATATCTGTTCTGTTGGATTTTTCGGCACCCACGTATCCCAATTATCATACGCAATGTTCATTTTAACGAATTTGTATTCTCGACCAGAATATCTTTCAAATTCAATGTCGTCTTCGTCTACTATATCCAATTCTTCGTCTTCGCTATCTGAATCATCGTAAATTTCTGGGAAATGTGAACCCGTTTTCTTACCAACTTCGTTCATTGCACAATACTTCATAGCATATTCCATATCTTTAGCGAGTAAAGTATCACGACCACACGCTTTTGCGTATTCGGCCGCAAAAACAATGGCCTGTTCCATGACGGGTTGTACAACATTTAGAGCTGTTTGTTGAAACTGTTCAACGAGTTGTGTTGTAGCATCTTTTTCTGATTGATTCATTGTATTAAAATAACGTTTTAGCAATACCGTTCTCCACTCGGAGTATATTATAACTATGCGCCAAAACTCTAAGTTCTCTTTTTGCTGTATGATCAGGTATTAATTTAAGTTTTAATATTTGATCTTTAACCATACTAAAATTTTTCTGACCTGTTGGGTACCATCGTTCAGGTTCGAGCGCAAAACTGTACGAATAATACCTTCTATAAAGTTGTGTTCGTGAATGATGTATACCACTTTGTATGGCACGTAAATTTATAACATCACCTGTTTTTTCGGTTAAAATTGTATTATCATCGAGTATTAGTTCTAAACTTTTTAAATGTTCATAACTAGTGTATTCGTAGTCGTATTCTCGAAACTGAGAATCGTAATCAAAATTGGTAACAAAGTGACCACCGACAACCTTTCTAAGTCTTTGAATTATAAAAAATAATTCTTTTACAGGATTTTTAAAATTGAGTTTATGTTTAACATCGACTATAGAATCTATATTGGGATCTTGTGGTATTATATGTTTAGTTTCCTGTATTTGTGTGATAGTATAATCTTTACTGGTATTGATGAACTGTTCTTTTTCTTGTTCATTTAGAGAAATCATTTCTACATTTATTTTTGTATTTTGTATGAGTCCCTTTGTTGGTATAATATCTCCTAAGTAAACTACATTAGTATCATCAGCTGGAGTGCTAGAAAAGTGTCCGAATACACAATCACCACGTTTTCTAAGTTTAATAACAATTTCAATTTCCTGTTTTTTTATTGCACAAATGGGAATAGCAAGTTCGGGATTATTATAGAAATAAAAGGGTATATCAACGAAAAATTTCTGTTTTTGTGTTGCAAATCCTAAATACCCAGAAATTATGTTATCGACTACAGGTGTACCTGAAAGTTCTCTGGGTTGTTTTCCAATAAGTTTTGATAAGTTATTCTGTTTTGTTTGTGTAACATAATTATCGGAGTATATAGCTAAGAAATCACTTGGTATACGTTGTACAACTTCTCCACCTATGATAAGTTCTGCGTATTCTATTATAGCATGTCCTATAGACTCAACATACCCAATACCTGATATACCAGATATTAAGTTTTGTTGTATTTCCGATAATTCGAATTTTAAGCTTACTGTTTTTAAAAGATCACCTTGGTCTTGAGGTATGGTACACCTTATGGTATTACCGAATTCAACTTCACCTTCAACGTCTAAATCGACAAAGAATGGTGCAAAATTAGAGTGTTTTTGAAAATTCTTTATGAAATATGTATACTCTGGATCATCGGTAAAAAAAGCGTCCTGTGGACCAGTTGTTTCTAATTGAACACGTCCGGCCATTACTAGTATAACTCACTAAAATTTTAAACCTCCGAGACCGCTTTCGACGTGTAAAACATTATAGTTAACTGCATACACGTAAACTTTGTGTCCAAAACTTGAATCTGGACTATCGAGTTCTACTTCTATCAAATTGTGTGCAATTCTACTCATGTTAACTTGTCCTGTTGGGTAGTACGTTTCTGGTTTTAGTGAAAAACTGTATACACCGAAGTTATTTTCCGTAGTTCCTGTGTAATATTTTAGAGGTTGTTCATAGCTTAGCATTAAATTATCGGCGTCTATGATCGTATTATTGTTAAATTTCATTATAACATGTTTAATTGGGTTGTATTTAAATACGTCGTCACTTATAGCTATAAAAAACATTTCTTTCACGGGGTTTTTAAAGTTAAGCATACCAGACTTTTTTGTTTCTCCAGCTTTCATTTTGAACTGTGACATTTGAAGTTGTGTTATAACATATTCGATTGGTCGCGATAATAAGAAATTCTTTTCGTTTTCGGTTATATAAAAGAAATCCGTTATTAATGAAACTTTTTTAATTGAAGATGATACGTCCGAAGGTGGATCTTCTATAGCTCCAGATGAAGTAGTATATATTACAGTTACATCCTCCAGTTTTCTAAACTTTATTTCAATTTCAACGAGTTGTTTTGTTATAGCACATACAGGTAAAGCTAAACTTGGATGTCTAAAAAAGTAAAACGGTAACATTACACTATAATCCCAATCGTAACTAACTGATATATGTTTATTGTGTCCAGATAGAAAATAGAGAGTTTGGTCGACATCGTCGTGATTATTGTGTATTTGGTTATACATGTATATATAATCACCCGTTATACGTTCAATAGTTTGACCTCCTATACGTAAATCGGCGTATTCTATTATACGAGAACCTATGGATTTATTGTATCTAATATCTTTACCACCAGATACAGTCCCCGTGGGTTGAGGTAAAGTAAACTTAAGCATCATACTTCGTATAAGATCACCTTTATTAGATGGTATACGACATTCTATCGACGTATCAAAGTTAGGTTCACCATCAAAAGGCGTTTCTACAGCTTCTATGGAGAATTTAGTGTGTCTTTTAAAATTTACCAGGAAATATGAAAATTCGGGTTCTCCCGTAAGCCATTGGTCCTGGATACCCGTGACAGCAAGGTTTATTCTACCAGACATTCTTACTCTATGTGAGTAAAATTTTATAAAATAAAACGAGGCATTAGAGTAGATGAATCTTCAACTTCGGAAATTCAAACCCGAAGGCATGGCCGATGATAAAGTGTGTGTTTTTATTGGTAAACGTAATACGGGTAAATCAACTTTAGTTACCGATATCCTGTATCATAAAAAACATTTACCAGCAGGAATAGTTTTATCAGCAACGGAGGAAGGTAATCATTATTATCAACAGTATATACCCGACCTTTTCATATACGGTGATTACGATAGAGAAGCTATAGAACGTGTTATGGATAGACAAAAGAAGCTCGTAGGTGCAGGTAAAACAAATTGTGGTGCGTTTCTGTTATTAGACGATTGTATGTACGATTCAAAATTCATGAAAGATACGTGTATTCGCCAATGCTTTATGAATGGTCGTCACTGGAAAATATTTTTCATGTTAACCATGCAATATTGTATGGATTTACCACCTGCTCTCAGGGCAAACGTCGATTATGTGTTTATTCTTCGTGAAAATATAATTCAAAACCGTGAGAAGTTGTATAAATCCTTTTTCGGTATTTTTCCAACGTTTGAGATGTTTAATAAGGTAATGGACTCGTGTACGGAGAATTACGAGTGTTTAGTTTTAGATAATACATCAAAGAGTAATAGAATAGAAGATTGTGTTTTTTGGTACAAGGCATCTTTACGTAAAAACTTTAAGGTCGGTGCACCTCAGTATTGGCAAACACACAAAAAGATGTTTAATCCAAGACACGGTAACATGAAATTAGGTGATAGAAACTCAGTTAAAAAGACGACTGCATTAAAAGTTATTAAGAAGAAATGATACGACTTTTTTCTAGACGATTAAGTTCAGCATTGAACATATTGCCAGTACCAGCACCAGCTCTTATACCTCCGTATAAACCCAAAAATAAACAAAGTGAAATTTATACAGAGTATAACGAAGAAAAAACGATTACGAACGATGACGATGGGTATCGTATACTGGTTGATGTGTGTCATGAAACACAAACAGTTTATATAGATCACGACATGTCTAGTTACGACGAACTAAACGATTTACCTAGAATTATTAAAACGTTCGGGTGCTTATACCCGAATTATACCTTACGACAATAACCCAGGGTAAAATGCGTAAACACAAACAAACGAAAAACCCATGTATAATATATGACGGACGTTTATACAATGAATCTTTCTGAAAATTCGGACGGTATGGTTAATTTAAATAATAACAAATCGACTAATTTTATTGCGAATGATGAAACAAATTCTTTACCCCCACCTACATTTTCTCCGCAACAACAACAACAAATGCCGAGTATTCAGCTCGAAAAAAATCTAAGTGAAAATAAACAGATAATGGATTCTACATCAATTTCCGATATAATGGGACAACCAGAAGCACCACTCGAACCACCTATGATGGCACAGGATCCTCGCATGACACAAATGCAAATGCAAGCACCAATGATGCAAGCACAAGCGCAACCACAAGCGCAACCACAAGCGCAAACAAATAAAAGTAACGGTAACAGTAATCCATTTAATTTAACGGATGAACAGTTTCAAGTTCTCGTAGTCGCAGTGTGTACTGCGATAGCAATTAGTAAGCCAGTTCAAGAAAAACTTGCGAACTTCGTACCATCGTTTCTTAACGACCAAGGGAACCGAAGTATGGTTGGTTTAGCGTCAACTGGTGTAGCTGCCGCAGCTGTATTTTATATTATTAAGAAATACACTTAAACAGATGTATTAATAGAATTTGCAAAAAATCCTTCTAATCCTTTATCTCTTGTTAGTATAGGATAAGCAAGAAGCATACCAATTACAAACCCAGTTACGCGAAGTGAATAGACAATACCTGTACTTCTCGCATCTTTCCCGTAATTCTTATAGTGTTCTTGTATTTTCTTATCGAAAACTTGTGTAACAAGTATAGCAAAAAGGTACGCTAAGAATGATATCACGACAAGACCCTGGAAGTCAAGTGACGCGTACCCGAAAAATGCACCACCTTTCATTAACTTATTAATGAAAATGGGCGCGATCAAATGTAGGAGTGTCATGTTAAACCAATAGTTATCGAAGAGTAATGGGGAAGTGTTCATACCCATGAGAAGAGTCCAAAGAAAGACAGATGTGCCAAGACCTTTATACGTTATTCCGTTTTCGGACATTGTTATTTAATAGTAACAAAGATTATTTATCCTGTACATACTTATTACAAAACTTAGTTTTCTTTGGAATTTCTTCGTATATACCTAATTCTACACACATTTTCCTTAATTCTTTAAAATTTTTCCAATACTCTTTACTATGTGAATATTCATCTACCGTAGAGTGTGCAAGTTCATGTAAAAGAACGTGGAAAATTTCGTTCGAATCACCGTCTATACACAAACCTATTTCGTTACCCTTATTTGTATTATAGCCTATAGCTCCTCTAGCAATATTGTAATGTGCTGTTATAGGTACTTCTGATTGTAACATTTCAAACTTTTTATTATCGGTTTCTAGGAGGTGTTCCCTGAGAATTCGATACTTTTCGCGAACCTCGGTTAATTCTTCTGGTTCTTTCGTATTGATGAATATGAGTATGTTTATGATAAGGAGGAGTAACGCGAGTATCATCTTATCATAAAGTGAGAAAAAATACTAGGTAAATGTATATGAGTAACTCCAGGTCCAAAGTTCCCGAGGAACTTCTTAAACTCGGTGTTAGGAACATGAATATTACATCCCTTGATCTATCACATGAAAACTTAACCAATTTACCAAAAGAAATTGGTAACCTTACAAACCTTAATATACTTCGGTTGGATAATAATAATTTAAAATCGTTACCATCATCTATCGGTAACCTTACAAAGCTTAATTCAATTTTTATACAAGAAAATCATTTAAAAACATTACCAACACAAATCGGTAACCTTAAAAACCTAGAGAATATTCGTTTGTCTAATAATAATTTAATTAAATTACCACCACAAATCGGTAACCTTGAAAATCTATATAAACTTGGTTTGGGTTATAATAATTTAGAATCGTTACCACCACAAATCGGTCTTTGTAAAAACCTCGAGTTTCTTTTTTTGAATAATAATAAGTTAAAATCGTTACCACCATCTATTGGTAACCTTGAAAACCTTCAGATACTTCGGTTGGATAATAATAATTTAAAATTGTTACCAAGATCACTTATACGATCTGGTTTAAAAATTACTAAAAATAATTCGACAAAGTTTGAACATATACCTATAGTACGTAGAAACGTACCCCTAAACAAAGTACCCCTAAACATTAACAATAAACATAGCGATTCTATAACTATGGAAAATTTAAAGGTAGGTCATAATGCCATATACCTAGGATACAATAAGTATTTACGCGAAAAAACATTTTTAAATTGGATAAAAAG